CTCCAATTAATTCTTCTGCTCCAGCAGCAGCTCTGTTTAAATCTATATCAAACAAATCATCAATTTCTTGTTGAGATAAAGTTACACCTTCTTTGTATCTTTCTTTTTCATGTGGTTGTACAAGGTGGCCTATGCCAATGGTAGCCTTACCTAGGCTGTCCAAATAGACAGTTTCAACACACCCTTCATGGGCACGTACTCTGTCCTTAAAAATTTTTGTGAGTTCGATCAAGACGAAATAATTCCATCATATATTTTATCAGCATTTGTTTGAAGATATTTTAAATATTGATCTGATACCTTTGGGTTATTTTCTTGTTTAATTATCGCTTTACCTAAGTCTTTAACTTCCTCTGGTTCAATAGTATAACCTACTTTTTTTACTAACTCAGATAAATAACTATCATAGGTCTCTTCATTATCTGATCTAGGAGCATAGATATCTAAAAAGCTTTTTGTGCTTCTACCATCTCCTACTATTTCTGAAACTCTATTAAAACCTTCTTTTAACCCAGTCTCTACGTCTTTAAAACTTGCAAATCTTTGATCGTCTTCTCCTCCGTATCCAGGTGTTGCTCCATCTTGATTTGCAAATTCTAAATTAAAAGCGTTATTATAAGGAGTAATAGAATTAGAACTTATTAAATCACCATACTTAGAAACATTACTTGGCTCGCTCTGTAATACTTTTATATTTTTAAGAGCCTCTTCATTAGACATTCCTCCGGACCCTGTGTAATAATCATAGAACTCTCTGCCATTCTCTGTTAAATCCTCTACAGTAGTGTCTCCTAAAATTAAACCCATATCAGATAAATTTAATGTTTCGGGACTGAATGTTTCAGTGAGTGCTATACCTGTTGGTATTTTGTCGAAAAGATTTAAAAAAGCGAAAGGGCTTATTTCACTTTTAGAGTCATCAACTAAACTTGTTATACCAGTAGGAATTCTAGAATTAAAATTATCTTTAGTGTCTATAGCGCTTTGACCTGTTCCACCAGTATTTAATACATTATCTGAAAATGTCTGATCTATCAAATCAGAATCGTTAATTACTTCTTGTTGTTCTGAAGGATAAGTATCTCCAGTCGCTGCATATCTAGGTCTATTAGATACTACTGTAGGAATTCTAGAATTAAAATTATCTTCAGTATCCATATAGCTTTGACCTGTTCCTGTAAATTGATCACGATTAATCTGTGAAGTATTTGAATTATCTTGTAGAACACTTATGTTTAATAAGTCTTCGAATTGTTTTCTGTCTGCTTCTATTTTTTCATTAAGAGTTTCTAATTTCTCTATGTCATCTTCTTTTTCTCTAAGATCTTTAATCTCTTTATCTTCTTGCATAAATTTATATTTATCAGGGTTCATAAATATTTGTTGCTGAACATCATTTAATGCTCCTAGTCCTTCTTTAAAAAAATCTACGGTGCCTGAAAACAAAGGTTTAATTTTGCCTGCCAAATCATTAGTAGCTCCTAATGCAGCTTTAGCTACAGTTGTTAAAGGACTTAAGATACCTTGCTCTATCAGACCTGGAGTATTTCGCATGGATATAGGAGAGTAGCCTTGACCAGAGTTGTCATAATTTATTGAGTTGTAACCTTTAAAAGCTCTTCCAGCGTCGCCCATTACTTGTGAAAAAGTAGGTCTGGATGCAGTGAAGCTTCTAAAAGATCCATCTGAATTAAAATCGTTAGGAGTGTAGGCTCTACCACTTCCGTCGCTAAAAGCTCCTAGCCCATCTGCAATTTTTACAGGTCTTCTGTACTTTGATCCTAGTTCGTCAATCTCTTGACCTATATCTGTAAAGGAAGCACCTTGATCTTTATCTCTACCAGAAAATTCATTAAAATCTCTTTTGGCTTGTTGAACTTTTTCTATGTCTTTTCGTGTAAAGGATGCTAAGCCAGTGTTGCCAGCCATAGCCATAGATTGACCTGGCCCCATACCGTATTTTTTTTTATCTTCTTCAGCCATTTTTATACATTACCTTAACTTTATGAATCATTCAAGATTTCTGTCTCAATTCCAGATATATCTAAAATATCATTATAAGCTGCGCTTCCCTTAGGAATAATACCAGCTCCTCCTACAACTACAGGATTACTAGGAGTAGGATTAAGACCAGCAGTGGTCACTGTGCCACTAGAATAAGGCCCTGGCTCTATAAGAGTTTCTTTTTGATAGTACTCTTCCGGTATACTAAAGCTTTGATCAAAGTCACCATCATTAATATCTATACTCATGTTGTTCTTTCTTATTTTCATAATTTCTTTAAAAGCATTAATAAAAGGATTCTCTATATTTCTACCTGTTTCTTCTCTAAGTTCTCTAAAATTAGTATTAAATATCTGTCTTACTCCTGGTCCAGGGGTGTAAGGCAAATATCTTCCTGATACAACAGCTCCTCTTTCTTTTGCAGTAAGTCTATTCATTTCTTTTAAAATTTTTCCTCTAGGAGCTCCTAGTTGCTCTGCCGCTTTAAATGCATTATGCATTTGTTTAAATGCCTGAAATCTTACTCTTTCTGCCTTAACATATTGTTGAATAATTTCTGCCGAAGAAACTAATCCACCTCTTGCTATATCTGCTACAAAAGAAGCTCTAGCACTATTAAGTTGTTTATTAAAATCAGTTACAATGAAAGGCATTGCCTTAATAGGATCAGCTTCGATAGCTCTAAACCCAAAAATTCCCGCAGCCTCATCTCCTAAATCAAATGTCTGTCCGTACCTATCTGGTGTTTTCTCTCCAATAGAATCAAATAACCTACCAATAGCATTAACTGAACCAGGTTCAAATGTTTCTATAATATGCATAGTTCCTTTTTGTAATTTTTCTCCAACACTGTCTCCCTCTCTAAAGACTTGTCTACCGGATCTTGAACGACCATTTCTTAATACAATGTCAGCGAATGCTTCAAAGAAAATAGATTCAGAAACAAAAGGTTTAGATAATTCATACATACTAGCTATTCCAGCATCGAGTAAATATTTATTTAAACTTTCTCCTGTCTGTTCTCCTTTAGAGGCTTCATTTAAAACAGTTGTAACTGGTCTAATCAAAGTGTCGTAAGGAAAGATATAACTTAAATCAACGTATTTTACTTTTCCTGTTTCTTCATCTCTACTAATAGGCATCAGCAATCCATTTTGAGACCAAGAGGGAACAAACTTACGAAGAGCTTTCATATCGTCATCATTCATGTTTGCTAAACCTTTACCCATAGTAACTAATCCCGCTGGAACAATCGCCGCTGTTGTAGCCACACCAGCTAATCGTTTCATACCTGTTTGTCTAAAAGCCGGAACTTGAATTTCTCGTAGTCCTCTTTGAATAGTATTATATCCTGTTCTTAAAATTTCAGCAGGGAACGCAATAAAAGTTCCAAGAGGAAGCCGTCTTAAAGTTTTAATAAATTCTCCCACGTATTCGTAGTTTGGAATATTATTTTTTGTAATATGCGCTGCCATATTTTCTTGAAAAGTTTCAAGTAGTTGAGGACCAGTGAGCCGTGGTCCATTACCCATAGTTAAATATTTTCCGTCAGTACTTATGTCTACTACTCTTTTAAATATAGGATCGTCAGGTTTTACTTTTCTACCAAGAAGCTTGCTGTAAGCTGATAAATTTTTAGGATCAAAAATATTCTTTTCATCAATCCCCATCTTAATAAAACTATCTTTCATTTGATCAAGCTCTACTTCAAAGTTAAAATTTTTCCATAAGTTATCTTCAGCTAAATAAGCATTTCTAGCACCTTTAGATAGTTTCGCTGCTCTATTTAATAACTTATCCATAAAGCCATTAAAGTTGCTATTGTAGATATCTGTCCCTACTTCTTTTGCTAAAGCGTCTATGTCCCCCGCAACAGCAGAGGTTCCATTAATTCCTAATCTTTGATTACGAAGTTGTCTTATTTGAGAGACTTGATCTTTACCTGTTATATCTTTAAGAGCTCGTGAAAAATATTTCATAGTTCTTCTTGGATCTTGAAAAAGAATATTACCATTCATGGTTGTAAAAAGTGTGGCAGATATAATATTTCTTACATGAGTAAAAGGAGAATAAATAGTTTTAGCTTGTTGTGAAATACTTTTTGGAACAAGTACCATCCACTTATATAAATTAGTTAAAGCACCTTGCGATAGCGCTCTATTTGTACTTTCTAATGCATCTGCTACTCCTCTAAGAGCATATTTACCATTAAGAATACTAGGAAGTTCTTGTTGGCCAGCACCCGCTGTTGTTTTTATTTGTACAATATCATCTGGTCCATAAGCAATATCTTTCATTTTAGGATCAATACGAGATTGCCTTTCTAACATGTCCATTGCTTCCTCTCTGTTATTAAAAAACATAGTATTTTTAGTAGCTCCTCCTGTTCCAGGAATAACTTTATTTGAAGCAGCAAATAAATTTTCATGAGTTCTAAGTTGAGTAATAAGTTCTTCTTGTTTAGATAAAGTATTAGCAATGTTATAAAAAGGATCATCTATCTCTCCTAGTAATTCTCTGATCACAGGACTGTTTATTGTTCTTTTTGTAAGAATAGCTTCATCAATATCTAAGTGCTCTGTTAGCCTGTCAAAAGTTTTATTTTTGTTACTTCTTAAAGCAGCTTTCAAGGCTCCATCAATTACATCACTTTCTTGAAGAGTAGCCCCCCGGCTTCTAAGAATATTATCCACGGCTTTTTCTGCTAAACTTTCACTTTTGTTAAAATAAAAATCGTTTGTTAGTCTATAAACTTCTTTGTCTATTTCTTTTTGTTTGGCAATATTATAAGCCCTATCAACTTCACGAGCTCGCAATCCTTTATTTTCTTTTATAAAATTTTGTTTCTTTAATTTATTTTCAACTGTTTTTATAGCAGTGTCTAAAGTGTCAGGAGAGTTTCTAAAAGCTTGTTCAAACGCTCTTCTAAAAACTTCTTGCGATCTTGCAATTACTTCTGCTGCTGGTTTAAATTCTGAATTTTTAAAAATAGCACTTAAAGGATTTTTACTACCAGTTTTAAATAACTGATACTCTCTGTTAACATACTTGCCTAAATTGCTAGTTAAAGTTTCATCTAAGTTTAATAAGTTTTTTTCTAACTTTAATATATCATCACTTATTTCCCCTACGTTTTGTATTTTAAATTCTTTAATTTGTTCTTTCAAAGGCTTGATAAGATTTTCTGTAAGATCAATAGAATTTTGATCTACTTGAAAACGAGCTCTTAATATTTTTTCATCAAAAGAATTTATCTGAGCGTCACTATATTTAAGATTATCTTTTAAATAATTATTAAGTTCTTTTCTAGCTTTAAAAGCTTGATTAGGTGTTTTTTTAATTGTTCCATCAGGTAACTTAACAGTATTAAATTCAGGTGTTCTATAAATTGTTCTTGGATCAGGTGTTTTTTTAATTTCTTTACCGGCGATAAATTTCTTTGTGTCAAATTCTCCAAAATTAGAAAAACGATTATTAATAAGTTTTGTAAGTTTAGTAACAACTTCTTTTTTTTCTCCACCATTTTGTTTTACAATATCCTTAGCTAATTGTTCTGTAGTGTTGCCTAAATCTCCTATTATTTGCTCACTGTTTTTACCAAATGCAGCTAAAGCACTGCTGCCATCTTTCCAAATTTCAAAAAACTTTCCACCTAAAGCTCCTTGAGAACTTAAACTATTTACAATTTTACCTATCTTAGATTGAATAGGACTTTTATCCAACTGCCTAGCAATAGGGGAAGCCTTGATTGCTTTACCTACTCCAGTAACAGTGGCGCCTAAAGCTCCACCAATTACTCCACTCTCAACACCAAATTTAAAACGATTTGTAAATCTTCTATAAGCTTCATCTCTACCACCAAGTCCTTCTGTTCTATCTGTTACAGTAGGTCCTCCAATAACATCTCCAATTGTTCCTAAGCTTTCATCAAAAGCTATTGTCTCACCAACAGTTGATCCTAATAAACCAGATCCACCAACTTTTAATTTGTCTAGTAAATCATCTCGTAAAGAAAATCTACTAAAGTCTTCCCCTTTTCGAGCTGGAACTCTTCTCTGTCCCTTTGCAATAGGACCAATAAAATTCTTATCAGCATAGGTTCCAGCTCTTTTAGCTTTAATTCCTTTTCGAGCAAGTTGTGAACCAATTCTGTAACCAGCTACTCCCGGAATACCTAATTGAATTAAACCTTCTGTTATTTTTCCTGTTAAACTTTTTTCTGCAATTTCTTCAAAAGGATTTATAGTATCAAAAAACTCATCTACTGATGCAGCGGTGTCTGTGTCTAAACCTAAATCAACTAACTCTGCTCCTAGTGAAACAAAACCTTCAGGTATTTTTAAAGCTCCTGAAGCTACTCCAGCAAAAAATGATGTAAAAAAATTTGGATCTTTTTCTTCTTCTTTATCTTTATCTAAAAAACTTTGTATTTTAGTTTTTGCTTCTGTAGGGGAAAGACCATCTTTTAAATCGTATCGTTGCCCTTGGTATTCATAAATAGGCATAAGATCTCCTAATCCAATTTAATAACTGCTGTATCTGTAGTTTCTTCTGTAGTTTCTTCTGTATCTTTTTTCTCTTTTGCAAGGTCTTCCTTTGTCTTATACATAGGCGATCCAAATTCCTGTCTGATCGCCTCATTAGCTTTAGTTCTTGCGTCATCACCAGCTCCTAGTTCTGCTTCATAAAATCTTAAATATTCTTGAAATCTTTCACTTCTTATTTCAGAGATGGTCTTGCCTGATTTTTGTGCATAGATTTCTGTAGCTTCAGCTGCCGCCACTTCTCTACTTACACCTTTATTTCTCATAATATCATTTACTAATGTACCAAAACTTCCTGGCTTTAGAGATTGTGCTCGTTCATCCTCAGAAGATTTAATAGCAGCTAAACCAATAGCATTTTCATCTTGTTGCGCTTGCCTACCTAACGCTGCAAAAGCTGCAAGAGGATCTTTAGCTGAGTTAGCTACCTTCGCTGCAAAGTTAGCTCCTTGAGCGGATGCCAAGTTTAAACCAAACTGAGCAAGCTGCATATATCCTTGCATAGCTAATTGTTTTTTAGGATCTCCTAACATACTTTTATAAAGTTCAGATCGTTCTTTAACCATATTTTCTAAAGACGTTAAGTTATCTCTATTTGAAGGATTATTTAATCCTCCTCCGTTTTCTGTATTTTTATCTGTATCTATATTCGGTGCATCTGTAGTAGTTGTTTCTTCAGTAGTAGTTGTTTCTTCTTCAACAATACTTCCTCCTTCCTTAATTTCTTCAAGCTTTTTACTATTTTTTTCAAGCTCTTCTTTTTTCTTTTCTAAATTTTCTTCGTCTTTACTTGTGTCATACCCTCCTTCTTTTTTTATTCTAATTGACTCTTCAATAATTTTTACTTCTTTTTGATTTTTAAAAACTTCTCCTTGTTTATTAGCTTCAGGAAATTCTTCAACTCTTTCAATAGCTTTTTCTTGAACTTCAAGAGCGGGATATGTAGGTTTTCTTCTTCCTGTTTCATGATCTAGATTCGGATCTCCCCCGTGCTTTAATTTTACAGGTCCACCTTGGGCATACCCCATCATGTTTTCACTAGCCATGCCTTCTTCCATAGGTTCTGTTACTTGTTTCGTGTAAGCATTTCTGTAAACTTCATATAAGGTATTTTCTAATTGTTTGTTTCCTGTTCTTTGAGCTTCTTTAAGTTCTTCAATTAAACCAGACTCTTTCATAAGATTAATAAAATTATTAACCAACATACTTTCTCCAGTTTGAAGATTTACTGGATCTGCCATATTTTCCATTGGAGGAACTTGAGGTAATAAATCTTTAGGATCTGTTGGTCCACCATCAGCCATACGTCTTTGCATTAAATAATCATAAGGGGCTACAACTCCACCATTAGCAAAAGCTTGAATGCCATGCATCTTAAGTTCGTTCTTACTTAACTTACGTCTAAAAAGAGGTCTATTTAAAATACTCATTATCCAACTAACCTTGAAAGGCCTCCACTAGCTCCTAGAGCTCCAAGACCAGCAATACCTAAACCAGCAATCTGCTGAAAGGTAGATGGGTCTGGTGCTTGTGTGTAACTAATTTGTGATGAAGGAACTCCTCTTAATATATCAGAAGCAAAAGAAGCTCTCTCAAACGGTTCTTTTTGTTGAGCAATATTTGTTCTTCTTGCAGCATCAATTTCAGCTTGACCTTGTTGTTGTTGCATACTTCCAATACCGAGAAGTCTATCAATATCTACTCCAGCCATAGCCTGAGTTTGCTGTCCAAGACCGGTTTGAGCTTGAGCTCCAGCTAGTTGCTGTTGTCCAAGTGAACCTAGAGTAGAAGCTGTTGATTGTTGAGCTTGCTGTGCTTGTAAATAGTTTCTAGATAAGTCTTCAAAAATTCTTTGCGATTTTACTTGAAGTAAATTTCTTGCATCTTCTGCTTCACGAACACCAAACCTACCTCCACCAAAAGCTCCAGCAGCTAAAGCATCAGAGGCTGTTGATTGAGCCTGTATGTCCGCTTGTCTTTGAAGTTCTGTTAGTGCGGCTTGTGTTACATTACTAGAATAAGGATCCATAAAAGTAGAAATGTTACTTGGATCTAAAGTAGACACAGCGTTAGCCGTAGTGGCAATACCGGTAGAAACTGTATTCGCTGCATCTTGTAAAAAAGGTTGATAAGCACCTATACCTGATGAGGATAAATTCGCTGCTTGTTGTTGTTCCCCCGTTAATTTAGCAACTTCATATGCCGGAATAGTTGTAGATGTATTAGCTAAACCTTGTATCGCTGCTTGATAATTAGCGTCTCCTTCTTGACCTATTCCAGGTGCACCAAATACTGTTGCTAATAACTGTTCTGCTCTGTCCTCAATAAAGGGAGCTTGTCTATTATATACTGTTTGTTCTGCCATTATGCTACCGCTCTCTTCTCTAAATTTTTCATCATACCTTGCATTACCTTCGCACCTTTTCTACGTTGTTCTATCTTATCACCTTTGTCTGCTCCATTCAATGCTCCAAGTCCTCTAACCGCAGCTGAAGTCATTACAAATTCACCGTCACTTAACATAGCTGGAATATCATCAGACTTTTCTGTGCCTGGACCTTCTACTAATTTTTCTTTACGAGGAAAGTTTACGTCACCACCCTCTGCTAAAGTTGGAGCAGCAGCTCCATATCTTCCTAATGTTTTATCATAATAGGTTACTTGGGCGGGGTCAGTGTTCAGTGAGCCACGGCTACCTGGAGTAGGAGGAGCAGTCATAGTGCTTTCTTCCTCGTCTTCCATTGAAGATCCTAGAGCTCCTAGAGCTCCAAGACCTAGAGCTCCAGTTAATAATTTATTATCTTTTACAAAGTTACCTACGCCACTTAAAAAACTTGGAGTGTTTGCAGAGGCGGCAGCTTCAGATGCTTTAAGCGCACTAGCTCCGCTGAATCCTCCAGGAGCGTTTGCTATCCCAGCTAATCCTTGAGCAGCTGTTTGAGCTCCAAGTTTACCAAAACTCATTCCAGCGCCCTTCATTGCCATTCCACCTAAACTTCCAATTCCATAACCAAGCATAGCGTTAGTTGCAATATCACTTGCACTACCACCTTGAACAGCTGTTCCTAATCCAGCGCCAATTGATGCTCCCATAGGTCCACCAAAAAAACCACCAGCTATGCCTCCAATAATGGGTGCTGCTTTTTTAATTGATTTAATAATGGATTTAAACATATTTTAATCTGGCATTTCACTTCCAGTTAAAAGTCTTGGAGCAATAATTACAACATCTCGTTTGATATCATTAATAGTTGTTGCTGTATTAGCATCTCCTATATCTGCTTCCACTTCTTCTTCACTATTGTATTCAGCGCCTGTTAAAGTGTTAGTAATGATGGTTTCTGTTTTAGCGCTATAGACAGGAACTTCTTTACCATTTACTGTGTCATATCGGAGAATCTTCTCCTCTTCTATAATCTTTGCCATTAGATAGTTTTATAATTGATTTTGATATAAATCAATATAAGATTGACACCAAATAACCTTATGAATCAAAGAAATTACACTTAGGAGATTACAGATATGATAGAAGCAGAAAAGCTTAAAGAAAACAATATTAAATTACTTGTGGGTATGCCTATGTACGGAGGAATGCTTAGTGAAGCTACTTTCCACGGCATGATGCAACTGCAATTTTGGGCAGGAGCTAGAGGAGTTAAACTTAAAGTCCAGACAATGGGCAATGAGTCATTGATAACTAGAGCTAGAAATACTTTAGTTTCTATGATGTTTGATGACACAGAATTTAACGCTACTCATTTGCTTTTTATTGACGCAGACATAGGATTCGAACCTATGAATGTTGAGAGATTATTACAATCAGAAAAAGATGTGTGTTGTGGTATTTATCCTAGAAAAGCTATTCATTGGAATCAAACAATACAAGCACTAAAAGAAAAACCAGATATTACAGAAGAAGAACTTATGGCTAAATCTTTAGGATA